TTTAGTCTATCAATTATATCTTTCTTATCCTTATAATATTTATTGTTTATAAGGTCTTTCATGCATTCATACATAGACATAATTTCCACCCTTTCTTTATATTAAACTGTTATAAGTTAATTCTACTAAGTCACCTTTTTGCTTTAATAGCTCTTTGTTCGTATTAGTTATTTCATTTTGCTTTTTCTCTAATTCTTCTTTTATTCTTTGCTTTTCTTTTTTTACTTCTTCACTATCATCTAAGATGCAATTGCCAGTAGATACATCTACACTTACTGGTGCTTTATCTTCTGCTATATCTTCAACTAAGCAAGCATAATTAGAATTAGCATTAGTTTGTGTGAATATTATATTGCCTGTATTTTGGTTATATACTACTAATGTTTTCATCGATTATCACCTCTTATATAAATATCATTAAGCTATTACTGTTAAGACCATAATTGGTATCTGTAGTTTCCCATGAACTTGTCTGCGTATCTTTATCATATACACTTCTTAAATAAGTCACATCACTATACACATTTAATAAATAATCTGTTCCACTTTTTGTTATTTTATAGTGTAGTTTTATTTGATAGGTATTATGGGAACTTCCACTGTCATATTCAGCATATGCTTCACTACAAGCCATATTGTAATTATATTCTGTATCTAAAGAAAGACTTTTTAAATTTTTAAGTGAAGGTTTTCCCCAACAAGTACCACCAGTGCCTATTCCACCAAAAATGAAAAACACTCCAGATGGAATAAAAGTTCCTAATGTGATTGTTGTGCCTTTAGCAGTATAAAATTCTGTTGTAGTTATTGATTTATAAGAACTCTGAGAAACAATATTTTTTGAAGTATTTGCAGTTCCAGTTAATTTAATGCCATTAACCCAAGCAGTTTTTCCACTTACAATATCAGCTTTTGTTGCAGTACCACTTGTTTGTGATGCTAAACTATTTGCAGTAACTTTACCACTTCCATTATGATATCCTTGAGGAATTGTATAACTTCCTCCACAATTAAGACTTGCTGTTTTGGCTCCATTATTAGCCATAGTTCCTACTATTTTATTCCCTTGAGAATATCCTATTTTATCCTTTAATACATCACCTGCTGTTATTGTTCCATCTGCTGTAAAAGTTCCTGTATGGACTTCTCCATCTGTACCAACAAATGTTATTCCAGTTTTTACATTACTTCCATCTGTGCCAACGCTAGTAGAGTCAGAATCATCAGCCCCACTAGCTAAGATAAAAACCGAATTATAATATGTTAAACTGTAAACTCCATTAGATTTTAAATTAGTAACTGCCTTGCCATTAACTTTTTTTATTGCTATTGCACTAACAGCATCTACTATAAGACTTACTGCTCCAGTAGATGCAGATGGTATCGCAACTCTTACACTAAAGCCATCTTGTAGAGCTATTATACTTAATCCTGTAGTTATCTTATAAGTATTAGTAGAATTTAACGTTGCTACATAAAATGGAGTTATACCACTATCAATAACATCAAAGTTAGCATTTATTGCTCCTATATCAGCTACATTGTTATAATCTGGTTTATTCATTTTAAAGTTAGCTGTATTTTGCACTTTACATCATCCTTTCTTTATAATGCTGTTAGGTCCTTAGTCCTTAAATCTTCCCACGTAATATTATTGTCTTTGCAATCCTGCCATGTGATACCTGCTTTTTTAACATCTTCCCATGTATTATATTTAAATGTATATTTAATTCCTATATGAGCAGGAACTATTTCTCTCATAGTCTTTTTAAAATCATCTAACCTAGGAGGAATGCCTATTGCACTTATAAATTTTATTTCTAATACATAATTCTCATATTGTTCTATTGGTTCAATTTCACCATATCCATAGCTTAGCGCTACACTTTTAATATGCTTTTTAGTACAAGTTCCATAACCTCTTAATTTAGCTTTTATACGACTTCTTCTATTTTCATAACTGTCTGTAAGATCTGTTGATATGTCCAATTCTTCTTCCCAATAATCTAAAGCCCATGTAGCACTATCAATAAAAATATTATCCATAATATCTTTTATATTGCCATTAATTATATCTATCTGAAACTGTTGACTCTGGTAAATTCTACTCATTATATCTTTATTACTAATTTTAGGAGTTACATACTTATCAATCTCAAACTTCTTTAGAACTATTTCACTCATTATAAAGTACCTTCTACAATTTCTAATGAACCTAGTACTGGTATTTCTGTATTTTTAATATCAATTCTAGATGTTCCACCATTAATTAATAAACTATCATAGTCCTCAATACCTTCGGTATCACTAATTATACTTCCTATTTTATTATAAGATACATAAGTAGATTTATCAGTTTCACTGAATGCTTTTTCTTTTAAATAAGCTGTTATTGAATTAGTAATATTAGTTTTAATGGAATCTAAAGTATATTTACTATTATCAAAATAAATAGTAGTATTTACATTCAATGTTATTTCAGTTGCAGCTAACACATGTACTTTTACATTTACCGGCCTTTCTTCTTCGATATGATCATAACAAGTAGATAGTAATTCTTCAGTTGGCGCTCTTTTATTAGAATCAGTTATAATTACAAGCACATAGCCTTCTTGATGTTCTCCTTTTTCATTAGTAGTTTCAAAAACCTTACATTTTCCGACTCCAGTAACTTCTGTTGCCCAGATCTTGTAATGATTAGAATTTCCACTAGTGGCAACTGTTCTTAACTTAAAATAGTATCTTTCAAGTAAATCTAAGTCAGATTCTTCATTGTACCCATTAGTTATTTTTTCTTCATTTGTAACAGAAACTATTCCAGAATACTTAGTTGGAAATAATGTAATAGTATTTGCTTCAACATTGTACTTAGCACCTTTTTCTTTAGCTGCTATCCCAACATATCCCATTCCAGTAGAATCTATTGTTAAATCTGTATCTGTTGCAAAAACAATACCTTCAGGTGTACTTACCATTGTCCCTACAGGCAATTTAGAATTTTCTCTCCCACTCACTTTTATAATTCCAGTTGCAGATTGTGCAAGCTTTCTATCTACACCTAAATCAGTACATTTTTTTGTGAGATATTCACTATATCCATTATCATAAGCACTTTGAGCAAACATTATTTTTTTTACTTCATCAAGTATCATGGTTATATAACTTAACTCATAACTTACTGGTTTATCTGCATTGTAAACAAGACTATGTTCCCCAGTATTTACATCTCCAATAGTGCTTACCATTTCTTTATAAATTGTATTTGCATCCTTGAAAAAATCCACTAAGCACCAATCCTTTCTGTGTGACTGTATTTATATTCCCCATAGATGGAAATAACAACAAATTCTATGACACCATTATAACCATCCTGAGTAATGTTTATATCTTGTATATCTGTTATATATATTTCATCTATCAATCCATCTCTAAGAATATTTTCAGTTTCCTTATACCAATATTCTAAATCTTCCCCTATAAGAGTATCAATATTAGTTCCAACAGTAGGATATATAAACCATCTGCTTTTTTTGATTAAAAAAATAAGATAAACTCTTACTACAATAGCATCTAATCCTGTTACTATTTCAGTATTGCTTATCTCACCTGTTTCAAAATCAATTGCATATTCCTTTAGTAGAGAAATTTCCTCAACATCTTTATTATTATATTTAAATTTTTCATTGTAATCTTCTGGAAAAATACTCATGTTTATATATCACTTCCTTTTATTATTTTGTTTTCAACATAATATTTTTCAAATTCTAATTTTCTTAATGCTACTAAATCACCTATTTTTAATCTGGATTCAAAAATTATTTTACTATTACTAAATCCACATTTTGTGATACTTGCAGGAGCTGTTGTACTTCCACTTGCACTTTGTACTGGAATAGTAAACACTCTTTCACATTTTAATAAATCTTCATTTATATATAAATTTTCTTTATTTAAAACAAGTTCTCCTATTTCTATCTGTAATGGCTCTAAACTTGTTACTAAACCTATTTTTGTTTCTTTAATGTCTATAGCACTTTTAGCTGTATTATCTAAAAGCATACTTACTTTTTCTTCCCAACGCATTTAATCACCACCTACTTTTATGCATAATGAAAAAGCAGGCAATAAATAAATTACCTACTTTTTTAATGGCTACTGTCATATTCTCCATTACTCCACATTTTAGCCCTACTATTACATCTTTTAGTAAGCCCTGCACTAACTGCTCCACTACTAATATGGTTATAAGTTTTTATCTTAGCTACAATTTCCGAATCACTAGCCTTATTTTTAATTAGTTCAATCAATCCATTAAAACCATCTGAACCTAAATTATAAGCCATATCAACCAAACAATCGAACTTATTCTGTGGAAGTGCTATATTATCACCTAATTTGGCTTTTACTTCCTTAGCAAAGCCAGTTACTCTCTTTATTAACCATCCTCTCGCCTGCTCCTTAGTACAAGCACCTAGTTTAATATAGTCTGAAGATGTTTCCCCATATCCTATCGTTGCTTTACCACCTTCATCATAATATACACTTGCTCTAAATCCTTCCCATTCTGATATATAATCTACAAGCTTATTAGATATTCCAGAACTAATTCCAGAATCGTTATTAGATGCTAAAGCAGTATCTGGAACTACTCGGATTACTTTAGTGGGATTAGTAAAATATATATCAGATACCCTACATACAGCACCACTTTGAGGTTCATGTATAATTTGTCCATTACCTATATAAGCTACTACGTGTTGGCTATGTGGAAATATAATATCACATGGTTGTAAATTTGGAAATTCATCTGTTACATCTTTTCCCTCATTCATCATTGTGACTGTATAACTTGTTAATAAACCATTACTAGATTTAATATTGAGTTGATCTGCAAATTTATTATAGCAATATGCAATATATCCACTACAGTCCATTCCACCATCTTCTGGAGATTTACCTCCCCATACATAAGAAAGCCCTAAATGGCTTTTTAATTCAGCTAATAAATTATTTATTAATTCGCTATTTCCCTCACTTGAACTTTCTTCATCTAAATTAGTATCTTTAGTTTCTATATCTTCCCATTCAACAAGGTTTTTATGTTTACTTTGCTGTAACGTACATCTACAAATAAAAGTTTCATCTTTATTAAATATAAATGTACTTTCATTGATATACATAAAAGTATCATAAAATTGTGTACATGGTATTTTAACTAATACGCCATATGCAGGATAATAATCTAAATCTCCAAAACATTCTACTGTTAAAGCTTCTTTTAGTCTATTATCTTCTAATATAGTTAATGCTTTATCTTTAATACCTGCTACTGTATCATCTTCATCCATTTTAATAATATTTTGTAAAGTGCCATATCTAAAAATATCATCATTTTCTAATTTAATAACATTTTTATTATAGATATCCATTTCAGCTTCAACAACAGTACTTAATTGTTCATCTGTCATATTTATAGGCTGTCCGGTTTCACCATAAATCCTTATTTGATTAACCATATTTTCTATAGTATTGTTTATCTTAAAATCAATAATATTTCCATTAGCTTTATTTTTATCTGATAATTGTATAGTTAAACCACTATACCATTTGTCACATTCTGTTATTTCTATTTTTCTTCCTGTATAGCCTGCATGTAAATAATAATGTTTTTTAGTTTTCTTAAAAATATCCGTAAATATAGCTTGTAACACTTGGTTAGCAGGCTTATCTTCTATCAAATGAGTATCTAATATTAAATATGCATTATCTCCTAATCCCTTTATATATGCTTTTTCATCTTCATTTGTATAAGTCATACCTATATTTTCATAAATCCATTTAATAGCATCTATTACACTAATATTGTTAAAATTTTTTGTTATTTTAGATTTACATACCCACCATGTATAATCATATGCAGTAACTTGAAGTAATTGATCTTTACCTTCTAAATCATAAGAAATTACCTTACCACAAAACAACATTGTTTTATTATAATAAAGAAATATCTTATCACCTGTTTCGATTTTAAATGGTATAATTTCGGTGCTAAAAATACTATATGGTATAGTAAAATTTAATTCCATGCTTATTCTAGTAAAACCCATGTTAAGTTGAATATTATTACAATAATTAGCTATGCTGTATCTGGCATTAGTTTTATCTGCATATTTAACAATTTCTAATCCAACATATTTATTCATTTTTAGCCCCCTTATACTTTTAATACTTGTCCTGCCTTTATATCTAATGGATTAACAATGCTGTTATTATTCATAATTTGCTTATATTTACTACTATCTCCATATACTTTACTAGCTATAATTAATAAATTATCACCATTTTTTACCATATAAGTAGTTCCTTTATTAACAGCTATTTCCTTTGCTCTATTAATATATAATCCATCTAGTTTCAATTCTCTATATTCTGTAAATCCTAATGTATAGAATATATCCATACTTCCATCCCGTTCACCGAATTCAAATGTATCTATTTTGCATGTCCATGTACTTATCCCTATTCCATTATCATCTGTGTATTTGAACTGCAATATATGTTGACCTTTCTGCCACTTGTAAATATAATTTATATAATAATTAGTCCCCTTATTATCACTTGCCAAAAAATCATATTCATTATTAGGGTGTGGAAAAAAACCTTCTATAGTCCAAGTAGCAAGCTTTGCTGTTGCTCCAGTACCTATTTCTCCAAATCCATATAAATCTACAGAAGTCTTATTAAGTCCTGTTTTCCATGTAATAAAGGGTGTTACTGGAAATAATATTTCTACATTATCTTGTAAAGATTTTATATATAATTTACGCATTATTAAATACCCCCTATTGCATTTCTTGTATTATAATAAGTATTCATTCTTCTAGTAAAAGTATCCATAACTTCATCTATATCAGCTGTCTTTTCAACTTTATCAACGTTAATATTAACTTTTACTTGATTGTTATTGGTATTGGTATTTTGATTTTTTTCTAAGCTGCTAGACGTAGGAAAACTTTCTGCACTATAACCATTTTTATATTTATTAGTATTCTCAGGAAATAATCTCGAATCCATTACATCAGCTTTTTGCATTTTATCTATCTTCGTATCTATACTACTTGTATCAGCCCCAAATAAAGATTTAACACCTTTTAATGCTTCTAATCCTCCATATTGCCAACCTCTCATAGACATGTAAAGATAGTCTTTTTGTTCATCTTCACTATTACCTGCAATATCATTTATTATTGAATTAACGCCTTTGTGTAGTACACCATTTTCACTTAATAAGCTTGATAATGCTAATATTGCACCACCTGCCATTAATGATTTACCACTTAATGCTGTTAATGCACTTCCTAATCCACCACTTCCACCTAAAACACCTGTAAGATCTGTAATAGGAGATATCAAACCACTTATAACTTTTAATCCTGCTAATGCTCCACCTATTTTTAATAGATTTTCTACTGCTTCTGGATTTTCTGTTAAATAATCAATAAATTTATTAACTTTATTTCCTATTTCACCTAAAAATCGTCCTACTTTTTCAGCACCTTCTGATTTAGCAAATTTATTAATGGATGTAATTATCTTTTCTAAGCCTTTAGCCATATTATCAAACAAACTTCCATCTCTTACTTCACCATCTTCTGTTATACCCATTAATTCAGCCAAGCTTTTCTTTAGATTTCCTGTAAGAGTACTTATTCTACCACTAAAAGTCTTAGCATATTTTTCTGTTATCCCAGATAATCCCTTATCATCCATGTAAGATTTAATTACATTTAATGCTTGTTTACTATCTGTTACTTGCCCTTGTTTATTAGTAAACTTATCCATGCCTTTACTATCTGCAAATTCTTCTAAAGATGTTCTTTTAACACCTAAAATAGTTTGTAATCTTGTCCATTCACCTTGGCTTGCATCTGCAAGTGCATCTATAGCACTTGATAAATCACCTGTTCCAGTAATTTTAGCCATAGAACCTAAATCACCATAAAATTTCATATCATCTTCGGTATCGCCTAACCCTAAAGCTTTTGCCCTAGCTAATCCACTTGCTACTTCACCTTCTTCAAAAGGTGTTTCATTAGCAAATTTAGTAGCAAATTTATACTTTTCCGTTCCATTCCCTTGATATACTGCATCTAAAAACATTTTAGCATTTTCAAATTCCTTACTAGCATCTATTCCCTTAAATAAAGTACTTGTAATACCTCTAAGACTTAAATATCCTGCTGTAAGTTTACTTATCATAGATAAACCAGAATTACTAAAATTATTCATATTCTTAGTTAAATTATTAAATGTATTAGATCCATTTTTATTAATCTTTTCAAATGATTTATTAAAGTTATCAGATGCTTTTTCAGATATTTTTTTACTTGTATTCTCAAAGGTACTTATAGATTTTTTAAACTTGCTTTCAAAATTATTCAACGTTCTAGTAAATCCATCTAATATGGTTAAAGTACCACCATACAAATTAGCCATTAGTATGTTGCACCTCCTTTACTTTAAATATTGCAAATTTTCCATTCTTTCTTGCTGATTAACTAGCATGGAAGATATAAAAAAAGTTCTCTTATTATAAGATAAGTTTTCTAAATACTCTATTGTAAAACCATGGTCTATATAATAAGAAAACATTCTAGCATATATATCTTCCTTTATTAGTTTTTTGTTTTTTCTATTTGTTCATCTTCATCTGTTTCACCTGCTCCAGATAATATACAAATTTTATCTGCTATTTCTAATATTTCATTATATTTAAATAACTTTTTTACAATCTCTTGTGGATTGCTAATAGATACTCCATACCTCTTCCATAATGTTTTATCTTTTATGTTAGGCTCTATTATACCTTCATATACAATAGATTTTGCTTTAGCATACATGTTTTTACCTTTAGCAGTAATATCCATAATTCTTTCAACATCTAGACTTTTAATCTTTATATCATCTTGCAATCTTTTCACAAAGTAATTTTCTTGTTTTTCTTCAGTAGCTTCTTGTATAATCTCAGCTTTTTCCATTAAATAATTTAAACTTAACATTTATTTCAATCCTTTCTATATAAAATAAAAGCTATGTATTACACATAGCTTCAAGTAATTATTCATATCTAACATTTTCAATGTCATATTTAAAATCAAAACTATCATCCATTAACTTACTTATATCGAAGTTTATTGGATCAAATTTAGTTATTTTGCATTTTTCAATTACAACTCTTTCATTTCCTTCAACATCCGGATCATTCGCCATAGATGTTAAATCAAAAGTAAATGCTTTGTGGTTTTTAAGTGCACTATTTATCTTTTCCTTTAAACCATTGTAACATTGCCAAAATGTTAATGAGCCAGTACCATTACCACCAGTTACTCTTGTCCCCTTACCGAATTTACCAGCTATAACAACATCCTCTGATTCTAATTCACTTGTAGCCTTTCCTGTCTTAACTTCTGCATACAGTTCACCATCTACCCATAGAGAATAAAACTTCCCATTAACAATATTATTTTCATCAAATTGATTCATAAGCTCACCTGCCTTTAATAATTAATTTCTAAGTCCATATCTTCCATAACATCTACAGGATATGCATGTGCTTTTAGGAAAACATGTTCTTTCATGTCATGTGTCAAAATTTCAGAATCTGTCATTTCAGATACGTCAATTCCTAGATCTTCAAGATAATTTTTCGTTTTTTCCAAGTTTATTTCACAATAAGATGTATAATTAACGTAATTATTTAAAAATTTCTTTCTCATAAGAGCATTTAAATAAGTATTATATTTAGTGCATAAATTCAATCTTTCATCATATGTGTTTTCAACTTTTCCTTGATAATTAGCTTTCCATTCAAGTTTCATATCATCACGAATCATATCAAGAATTTCTACAAGTCTTATTTTCTTTAACTCTTCTTTTTCGGTTTCCTTTATTGTAGTTTTGCTATTAACTGCTCTTGAGAAAATTACAGATTCGAGATCATTATCATAATATAAAAAGATATTTCCCTCATCAATGGCCTTGTCTTTATCTTCAATTTCATCAACAGATTTAACACCATCTGCAATTTTATTAGTTAAAGATTTATTTATAGCATTTGTAGCACACATACAAGCCACATCAACACAATATTGATCCCCACTAAGAGTTGTTCCATCCCCTAAATAAACATTATCATTTAAAAATGAAATAATTCCTTCATCATCTGCTACAGCGTAATTGTGTAAAACCGCATGAGTTAAAATATTATCAGCTTTTCTTTGTGCTTTTATAAAGTCAGATATCAACTTTTTATCATCTTCACTACTTACAGTAGGACATGCCAAATAATTAAATTTGACCATATCTAATTTTTCCAAGGCTGTTGCAATAGTTTCTGGTATATCTGCCTTAGAGTTATAACAAATAACTTTCATATTTCTAACTCCATACTTTACAAAACACTTATCAATAATGGCCTTATTTTCAGGGCTATATGTTTCTTTTACATTTCTTTTCCTGGCATACTTATGCAATCCTTCAATGATATCATCTAGGATAAGTATTACTACACCTCTTACACTTCTTGTATTAGCACTTTCAGCCAACGCAACAAGATTTACTGTACTTTCTACCATCCCCATAACTATCGTTCTCCTTTCATCATTTCTAATTTTAGTTCTTCCATTAGGCTAGTGTATTTATCTTCTAATGGGAGTTCATCTAAACTATTTATAAAATTAATAGTAAATGATAAAGAAAAGACACCATCCATATTCCAACTTTTATTCTGAAATACAATGTATGTCTTATCTATCTTAATTCCCATACCAAATATTTTATTTAGTTTAGTTTTCATATTTAATTTTTCTTCTTGATTTAAATCTTTATCTTTAATATAATCTATTGTTATATTAAATAATTCTTTGCTATACCGCTTGTAAGTATCACTATTTAATGGTCTAACTTGTATAGAAAATGTATCTTTTTTTATTTCAGATTTATTCCCATCAACTAAAATTTTAAAAGTTGGAAAATTATCTTTTAACTCTTTTGTTATTGTATATAGAATAGCAATATCTGTTACCATTTATTCCCAAACCTTTCACTTAATTTTTCTTGTAACTTATTTTCCATTCTGCTTTCGGCAATAGTTAATCCATCACGAATCATGTGTTTACCTGGCACAAATTCTTTAACAAGTTTTTTACCAATAGCAGCTACATACTTTCCTTTTTTTTGTTTATGGCCATCTTCTAATGATGGAATATAAGATAATGATGAACCTACATCAATATTCATATTGTTAGCATCAACTTCACTATGAGTTATACTTCTTCTTGCAGCACCAGTTTTAACTGGTGTTAATGCCTGCGCTTCTACTACTGCTTCAGTAGCACTCTCTTTTAAAGTCTCAACACAACACACTTTAATCGTTTCAGCAAGAGATTTAACAAGTGCATCAATATTATTATCCATTAGTAATCACCTGTATTTTATCTTTAACTTCATCAAGTAATATTTCATAATATTCATCATCCCATGGAATCTCTTGAATTCTATAAAATTTACCATTATGTTCAACAATACAATCTTCAGTTATTTCCGAGATAATATCGCAAAACATCCTTCTAGTACACTCTATGTTATAGCCATAATCTTTCTTTGCCTTTTCTGCATTATAAGGCTGCATATCGACCATTCTAGGCTCACTGTTAATCTTCTTATATCCTTCTCTGTCAATACCGCGATTATCCTCATAGCTATCATAGACATAAATATTAATTTCTTTATTGTAAAACACTTTATCACACCCTTTAATAGAATGTTTTTATATAAGGTACTGGCAATAATGTTTTAATATCGTCTGTAATTGCAAAGGCTGTATTACCATCTATATAGGTTCTACTTCTATCCCCTTGTGTTTCAGACTTAACATTCCTATTGATATTAGCTTTTTGATATTCATAAGCATTACTTACCATTAGAACAACAGCTTCACCGAAATTTTCTTCAACATAATCCTTATCTA